AATTTCTCATTATCTTTTAAAATTTTACCTTTATTTTCTTTGTATAAGCCACATATGATTTTTGCTAATGTAGACTTCCCCTACAATGTCAAGCAATTGATATTAAAATTTTGAGATTAATTTTACTCATTTTTAAGTGCTTTTTATTTTAGCTGTTTTACCTTTTACATAGAGTTTAAATCCTTACATATTTTGTTGAACGACCACTGCCTACCTGTTTTATCTTTTCATTGTCCTGTAATTCTTTTAAGGCTCGTTCTATTGTCCTTTGTGATATATCCGGACAAAGAATCACAATATCTTTTTTGGAAAGTGGCTCTAATGATTTTTGAATAACAGAAAATACTCTTTCAGGTGAAGTCAATTTTTCTTTTCCAATTAGGTTAAATCTGTCATCACACTCTTTGTATGCTTTTAAGAAAACCCCTAGCATATACTTTATGAATGGAAGTTCATCATTTTCTCCGGTATGCCATTTTTCACTGGAGTTCTGTAATTCTTCATAATAAGAATCTTTACTTTCTTCAATAAGCATTTCTATACTGATATACCTTCCAACAAAATAATCGAACTTATAAAGTAAAAGAAGTGTCAGTATTCTACTCATTCTTCCATTACCATCATCAAATGGATGAATACATAAGAAATCATGTATAAGTGCAGGTATTAGAATTAGTGGTGGAATATTTGCTTTCACTGCTTTCTTGTAAGCCTCCACCATTTCATCAAAGTAATATTCCGTTTCAAAGCTGCTTACCGGATGAAATCGTACTTTTTTATTCCCTAAAACATCTACTTCTACAATGGTGTTATCCATAGTCTTAAATTTTCCCTTATGATTTATATAGGAATAAGAATATAACTGATTATGAAGTGTTAAGATGTCATTTTTATTAAATTCTATATAGGCATAATTTTCATGGATTATATCAAGCACATGCCTATATCCTGCAATTTCTTCTTCATTTCTGTTTTTAGGTTCTGCTTTTTTATTCATCAGCTCCTTAAGTCTTGCATCATTGGTATAAATTCCTTCAATAGCATTGGAAGACTTTGTACTTTGTATTTTAGCAACATCTATCATCTTTTTTAAAATATCTGGATAATTTTCGACATAAAGTTCCTGCTTTCCCTTATATTCATGAATCTTTGCAATAGTATGATATATATTAACAGGTAAAGATAGTTCCATAAGTTTTAAATAATTAAATTTCCTCAAAACAGCACCTCCTTTTTTCATAGCCATTATATCATATTTGGCTATGAAAAATCAATAGTGGCGAGAATAATCTCGCCATTATTTTCATTTTGGCGTATTAAAATTAAAGTTGGCGAGATTATGAGTTACTTTTAATGCTATCCATCTATATTTCTACAATTTCTATTTTCCCACTTCTTGATACGATTATTTTATCAATTGAAGAGTCCACATAAACTTTCAGCAAACCTTCCTCATCTAAGACATCAATATCCGTTTCTTTCTTTGAATCAATCTTCTCCGACTTCAATTCTTCCAATCTACTCTCCAATAATATCTTTTTATCTTGGATAAGAGTTTTTTCCTTTAAATACTCATCTTTTGAAATATTTTTCTTTTTGTAGTTTTCATAGATGATTTGTAAATTGCTGTTCAATATGGATATTTCTTTTGAAATATCTTCTTTTACATTCATATAATCTATAACCTTATCTTCTTTTAATATGTTTTGAATCTCAAAATCTTTTAATTTAGGTTTTATCAATTCAATTATATCTTTCTCTTTGATATTGTTTGGTGTTTTCTCAGCCTTACAGAAATAACAAAAATAACTTTTGTACTTATATATTTTATCTGATTTTTTCTTTTGTCTACTATCACATCGAAAACTCATATGCCTACCACATTCTTTGCAAAAAATCTTATCAGAAAAAATAGAACGATTTTTGCTTCCTGTATATCCTCCAAAACTTCGTTTTTCTTTTATTTTCTTAACATTATCAAACACTTCTCTGGAAATAATAGCTTCATGAGTATTGGGAATTATTTTCCACTCTTTTTCAGGAAGTAAAGTTCTTTTTCTTCCACCTATTTTAGTTTCTCTATATTTATTGTATACATAATCCCCTGTATAAAGTTCATTATTTGTAATCTGTGAAATACAAACATTTGTCCACACTCTTTTATTTATTTCACTCCCTGTAACCAAATTTTTAGCATAATCCGAAAGTTTAAGTTCTTCTTTTCGTTCAGAGCGAGTGATATAACCTTTTTCATTAAATATATTGGCAACTTGAATACAAGAATACCCTTTTAACAATAAATAAAAGGCTTCTTTCACTATAAATGCTGTCTTTTTATCAATAATAATATGATATTTATCTTTAGGATCCTTGATATATCCAAAAGGTGCTGACCAGTTCGTATTCTTTCCTTGTGATTTGATTTGTTTAAGAGAACTTCTTACCTTTTCAGATAATTCCTTGCTAAATAAATCATAATACAAGGTCTTAAACTGTGCATCTGTATCTATACCGTTCCCTTGTTCCTTTAAGGAATCATAGTTATCATTAATAGCAATAAATCGTATTTTCAAAAATGGTAATATATTACTCAAATAATCTCCAAGCAAAATATAATCTCTTGAAAATCTCGACATATCCTTTACGATTATAGTTCCTACTCTACCATTCTTTATATCATCAACAAGTCTTAAAAATGAAGGTCTGTTTGTATTAGTAGCAGAATACCCATCATCTATATATTCTTCTATTTCGCTGTCCTTCAGAGAGTTCTCATTTTCAATGTAACTTCTTATATAATCTCTCTGATTTACTATGCTTATACTTTCATCCGTTTTTTTATAATCTTCCTCTGAAAGTCTCAGATAAATAGCTATCCTATTCATTTTCTACCTCCAACTGTTTCTCCATATCTTTATCAAGGTTAAATTTAAAGTATATAGTTACTTGCTTATATTTTGAAATTTCTATATAACTAATTAGTGTATCAACCAGTTCTTTATTCACATCTATACTCTTATCCTCTAAGTAGCAAAATAGAGCTTCTATGAATTTTTTAAGTTCCTTTTTTCTTTTCTTTACATTTCTTTTTTTATCGTCCAAGATTTTCAATTTATTTTTTATTGTTTTTATCTGTCTATCTATTTTATTGCTTTCTGTTTTAAATTCACTTAAAAGAACTTCGCCCTTAACATAATTTTCGTATTGTTCCTGCAATTTAACTCTAAGAGAATCAATCTTTTTATTATTTGTATCTATTTTTAGAGAAACTTGATTTATCTTTTCAGCACTTACCTTCTCCAAATAAGTTTTGAGGTGCAGTCCTTTATCTTCTTGATAAAAACTTGAAAACAGTCTTTTTAAAGTATCAACTAAAATCCTATCCAAATCCGTTTCATAAATTCTGACATGAGATTTTTCTAAATTTAACCTATCGCCACCTTTACAATAGTAGCAATAGCAGACTTCATCATTAACTTTGAGTCCCCTTGCACGATATTGTTTTTGCAAATCTCTACTGCATACACCACAAACTATAATACCATCATACTTTCCTTCTTTATTTTGGTCTCTTTGGATATTTGAACCTGCATTTTCTTTACCATCTTTTATAGCATTCTTCAATGAATGATATGGCAATGAACCTTGATTTTTTTCTTTAATTCTTCTTACTCTTTCAAATAAATCTTTTTCAACCAGTGCTTCATGGGTATTTTTTTTTACAATCCATTCATCTTTATCACGAAACTTACTTTTTCTGCTTGAATCATGTCTATTTGAATATACTCTTTGCATTAAATTCCCAACATAGACTTCATCAGAGAGGATTTTTGATATATAAGAAGTATCCCATTGTTTTATATCTTCTTTGTCTTTAAAAACCTTACCGGTTCTTTTATATTCAGCAGGTGTCGTGTATGTTTTAGTCAATTCTCTTGCTATGTGTATATTGGATTTGCCTTGACTTGCTAAATGAAACACAAGCCTTACCACATCTGCTACTTTTCCATCTATAACCAGAACTCTTTTCCTATCAATTTTATCCACCTTATAACCATACGGAGCCATAGCTCCTATAAAAGATCCTTGTTTCATTTTTACTTCTTTGGAGGCTTTTACTTTCTTTGAAATGTCTTTGGCATATAAATCATTGAAGATATTTTTTATTGCTATTTCATAGCTCTTATCCGATTTTATACCGTCTTTGGTATCAAGGTTGTCATTTATGGAAATAAATCGAACCCCTAAAAATGGAAATACTTTTTCTATATAATTTGAGATCTCTAAATATTCCCTTCCAAATCTTGACATATCTTTTACGATGATACAATTTATTCTTCCTATCCTTATATCTTCCATCATTTCAATAAAGCCAGGTCTTTTAAAATTTGTTCCGGAATACTCATAATCCTTATATATTCTAAAAACCTTTATATCTTTTTCATCTGCTTCTTTTACACAAAGTTCTTCCTGCATTTCAAGAGAATTACTTTTATTTCTGTAATCTTCTTTTCTTTCCTGAGATAATCTTGCATAAATTCCGGCAATATATATCTTTTCAATCGCTTTTACATCTTCTGTACCTGTTTCTAAATGTGATATATGTCTATTTTTCGTTCTAGCCATAGCATACCTCACTTTCAGCATTTACAAGATTTTTATTCATAATGGCATGTATGGTTTTTAACTTTCTGTTTGTAGGCGTGCTTTTCTTTTCTGCAATATTATTCTTAACCCTTGTCTTATCAGTATTTGCCATTTCTTCAATCAAAGATAACTCTTCAGTGTGATTAAACCTAACGTCTATTGTTTTATCTTCAGCGATAAAGATTTTATCAATGAGCATTACAACGGATAATCTATCTATTTCAGATAAATTTTTATATTTGTTAATATCAATAATCCAGCTCTTATTTTCATCTATCTTATACTTCGTATCTTCCTGTCTTTTTAACCTATACTGAATACTTTCATCTATCTTAGTGAGTTTTTCCATATAATTTTTTCTAAAAAGTTGATATTCTTCTTTGTTAATCACATCTTCTTTTAAATCAAGGTAAAGCGAAGATAAGAGTTCTTCTGTCATAGCTTTTTCTCGTTTTAATATAGGAATTTGATTGTCTTTTAGATTTCTATTTATATCTATAAGTTGAACTTTGGAATATAGCTTTTCATTGAATTCAATATATGATTTTATTATTTTAGACATTGCTTTTATCAGGGTTTCTTCCTTTATGCTATGTCTTGAGCAAGATTTTTCTTTGTTATACTTTGAGCATATATAGAAGACTTCTTCTCTTTCTCTATATTTTACAGTTCTTCTAATCAAAGAACTTCCACATTCTTTACAAAACAGCATCCCGGTAAAAATATCAATTTTACCCTTACCACGAGAGTTGTTTAAATCTCTTTTAAGCATTGTATTTGCAATAGCAAAAACTTCCTTACTTACGATTGCTTCATGGGTATTTTCTACCCTTATCCATTTTTCTTTATCTTTTCCAATTTGTTTCTTATTTTTATAGTTTAAGGTGATACTCTTTCCCTGCAAGGTGTTTCCAATATATACTTCATTTTCTATAATTCTGTTTACTGCCTTTGCCGACCAATTTCCACCTTTTATATTTTGAAATCCATTACACTTAAAGCCTTGACTTTCTTTATATTTTCTTGGAGTTAAAACACCTAAACGATTTAATTCATCCGCAATTGCCTTTGAGGAATATCCTTTAAGCTTCATATCAAATATATTTTTGATGTTCGGAGCTGCCTGTTCATCAACCACCAACTTATTTTTATTTTCCTCAGATTTTTTATATCCATAAGGAGCAAATGCACTTATATAGTCTCCTTTTTCTCTTTTTATCTTCTGAGAACTCTTTACCTTATTAGAAATATCTCGGCAATAGCTGTCATTAATAAAGTTTTTTATAGGTAATATTAGATGTGTATCATTCATATCTGCACTTTTGCTATCATAATTGTCATTTACAGATATAAATCTTATTCCGTTTTCAGGAAATATTCTTTGAATATATTTCCCTGCTTCTATATAATCTCTTCCAAATCTCGATAGGTCTTTTACAATAATCGTATCAAATTTCTTATCATAGGCATCCTTTATCATTTCTTTAAAATTCGGTCTATCAAAATTCGCTCCTGAATATCCGTCATCAACATACTCCTTGACCATTGTAATTTGATTTCTTTTTACATATGAATTTATAATTTCTCTTTGATTGGATATAGAATTGCTTTCTACTTTTTCTCCATCTTCTTTTGAAAGCCTCAAATACATAACTGCAATATTTTCTTTATCTACACTATTTTTAAACACAA